CTCCGCTTGCCTATGAAGTATCACAGGAAAACGATGAAGTAAAGCAAGATGAAAACGCTGAACCTAAACAAAGAAAGTTCGGAATCATTAGCGGACACCATCGAATTGATGCTTGTCGCTCCGCAGGTGTAGAATATATCTTAATCATGGTTATCGACCTCAAAGGAGGAAAAGATGAATTACGCTCTAAACAGATAAGCCATAATGCTCTCGTAGGAAAAGATGATGAAACTGTTCTCAAAGAACTATTCGAGGAAATCAAAAGTATTGAGTACAAAATTCAAAGCGGTCTTAACTCCGAGATAGAGAAAATAAACTACTCATCACTAAACTTTAAAATCGGTTCGTTCAAGAACATAGCAATTACTTTCTTACCCGAAGATGAGGAACGATTCAATGAAACTGTAAAAGACATTGAGCAATTCCTAACTTACCAAAGCGGAACGTCTGTTTATCTTGCTCCACTTGAAATTTATGATAAGTTCGCTGATGCTCTAAGACGTGTTAAGAAAGTCGAAAACATTAAATCAAATGGCACGGCTATTCTTAGATTAGCAGAGTATGCAATCGCTCACATTGATTCACTCAAACAGTATCAAGAACCCGAACCATCGAACGAAGAACCAAAGAAAAAAGGTAAGTAATCAACGCTTAAAACTATGGCACAAGCTAAAAGCTCGAAGTATAATGCTGAAAAGCATTTACCCATCATTTACGAGGGAATACTTCAAAACAAAACGCAAAGAGCAATATCAGCACTTTGTGGAATTACAGACGATACTTTCGTTAATTGGAAGAAAGGAAAATCGGACGTTTTAGATACTATACTAAAAGCAGAAGCAGATAGGGCTGATTATCTCAAAAACCTATCTAAAAAGACTTTTACTGAACGTTTAGAGGGATTTGAGGTTGAAGAGAAAATCGTTGATTCTGTGGTTGATGCTGACGGCAATGTTAGAATCAAAGGAATCAAGACTACTACCAAGCGAATTCTTCCAAGTGATGCGTTGCTTATGTTTGCTATTTGTAACGCTGACCCCGAAAATTTCAGTAATAGACATTACTTAGAGCATGGAGGTTCGGTAAACAATCCGATTATCGGTAATGACCAACCAATGACGGACGAACAAATACAAAAACTTAGAGAATTTAAAGAATCCTTGAAAAAATAGAGTGTATGGAATTTAGGGCGTTTCCAATGAGTGGGCTTGACATCTTTGGTTATCTTGACAAAGATAAGCGGCTAATGCTCGATGATACCACAATCAAGCAGGTTGGATTCTATCCAGTATTCTTTCCCGATAGGTTTTACAATGAGTTAAATTCTGATAAGCGTTACGATGTTTGGATTGGTGGTAATGGTAGCGGTAAATCAACTGCAAAAGCCTTACAGTTGCTATTGAAAGCGATGAACCCAAGTATTTACTTTCGTTGTTTGTTTGTTCGTATGCACAAAACAGATATACGCAAGTCAGTTTACCAAACTTTCAAGGACGTTGCTAAATTCTATAAACTCGAAAAGTATTTCAGATTTTACAACGGTACTTGCGACATCTTTTGTTATGCTACTGGACATTGGTTGTATTCAAGTGGTTTAGATGATACTGGTAAGTTATCGGGTATCAACGATGTTACCGACATTTGGTTTGAAGAACCGATAACCATTTCAAACGGTAGAATCCAAATGGCTACGATGGACGACTTCGATAACTTGAATGCTCGTTTACGTACACCACTTGGAAAGCATAAGATACATTTTACACTCAACCCGATTAGCAAAGAGTTCTTTTTGTATAAGCACTTGCTCAATCCCGAAATAGAGGAAAAAGACTTGTACTATGACATAGACGACTTTTCAATCTGTTACAGCAACTTTGAAGATAATCCTTTCTTACCCGATGATTACGTGAAGAAAGTAATTATGAACTGGAAAGGAGATAGAGCAGTTTACGGTAGAGAGGGTAAATGGGTATCACAGAAAACAGGCAAAGAATGGATTTACTCATTCCGCAGGGATTTGCACACTAAGCCAGTTTTCTATGCCAAAGATTTGCCAGTGCATTTGACCTTTGACTTTAATATTCAGCCGTATCAAACGATGTTGTGTATTCAAGTCTTGAAAAAGATAGTAAACGATAAAGAAATATTCGTTGTAAGAGTTTTTAGAGAGTATTGTTCATCAAACCCTAACAACTACCCCGAATATGCCCCCAAGACGTTTATTAAGCAGTATATCAAGAGTTTTGGAGCAGTTCCGTTGTACTTCTATGGCGATGCAAGTGGAAAGAATGGTGCAAACGCTTACAGAGGTATTGAAAACACCATAAAGCCGTATTTGCATAACCTTTCAAACCAAGTACCGAACTCAAACCCTTTCAATGAAGATGCAAGGGATTTTTTGAATGAAGTATTTAGCGGAGAGTATGCCATCGAGGTTGAGATTGATGAAAAGCGATGCCCAAACCTCATTAAAGACTTAGAAGAACTCCAAGAGGGTACAGATGGTTACAATCCCGAAGTGAAAACCATTGACGGCTCACGAGTAGAAACCAAAGGACATTGCTTTGATGCGTTCAAGTATTTTATGTATAAGTATTTCAAGCATTTACACAGAGGAAGCAAATAATTTTTAATTTCTAATAACAATCAAATGAAAACAGCATCTAAGTACAGAAAGAAACCAGTAGTAATTGAAGCTATGCAATTTACTACCAACAATGAAGTTGGAAGCCCAACAATGGATAGCATTATTAATTGGTGCAATCAAGGAAAAGACAAGCCCAATGCTTGGCATAATGGAACTGACATTTTTATTTTTACTCTTGAAGGAGAAATGAGAGCAAGTGTTGGTGATTTTATCATAAAAGGAGTTAATGGAGAATTTTATCCATGTAAAGCAGATATTTTTGCTAAAACTTATGACGAAGTAGAAGAATAACCAAAAGTCCCTGTAATTTTACAGGGACTAATTTTTTTTTAACTCATGGAAGATTTACAAACCATCATTGATGAAGCATTAAGCACCTGCAAAGTGTTCATTGAAACCCAGTATAAACACGCTGATTACGATGAAACTGTAAGGCTCAACACTCTATACAAAAGGCTTGTTACTGGAAAAGACTTTGCACCATTGCTACCTCGTTTCATATTTGGAGAAGATGAAATACTACATACTCAACGTTTGGCTTTGACCGTTGAACCTTTCAAGGCTGCTTATGCTCCATGCTTGTCTAAATTCTACAATGTGTATCGTACCCCAGTAAACAAGAGTATTACTGTCAAGGGTAATGGCAATAAAGATGCCATTGAATACTTTGAAAAGTTCTTCTACCAAAACAAAAGCGTGGAGAACTATTTTAAGGAGTTTATCAAAGCGTTTACCATCAACGACCCTAACGCATTTCTAATTGTTGATTTCTTGCCTTTTGACCCAAAGAAAAAAGGTAAACCGATACCTTACCCAGTAATCGTAAATAGCAATGAGGTTTATGATTTTGGTTACTCAAATACAGGAGAACTAAGCTATTTGTTTTGTTGCATCGAAAAGAATGTATTCGTAACCAACGATAAAACACAGGAGTATGAAAAGAAAGTTGCTAAGGACTATTACTACTTTGGCAAAGGCTTTTGTATTGAGTTCTTGCAAGTATTAGAGAACGATGCTCGTAAGTTACCCGAACCAAACCAAGTATTTGAAAAGCGTGATAAGGTACGGTACAATGTTTACATCAAAAACAAGTACAGTCCTAAGAGAACCGAGATACAACCAAGAATCCAAGCGTTTAGAATTGGTTATGTGAAGTCTGACGACAATCCGAGAGTATTGGTAAGCCCTATTGACAAAAGCACCAGTTTAGCGATTGACTTGATTCGCAACAAATCGAACTTAGACATTTGCCTTTTGCTTTACAATTTTCCTACTCCGATGATTAGAGGGGAACGATGCCCGGGAGAAGTTCACATCGACCCAATGAGAACGTGCAACGGAGGTTACATTTCAAATAGTAGCGATAAGTGTGGAACTTGTAAGGGTTACGGTAAAATCCTGCCAACATCGCCACAACACGCTATGTATATTCCAAACGATACGGACAAAGATGGCAATGTTATTCCGCTTGACGACTGGATGAAATACCTCACTAAGCCGATTGATGGTTTAAAAATGACCCAAGAAGAAATTGAAAGACTGAAAAACGAGATTATGATTTCGGTGTTCAGTTCTGACGATAACAGACAGCAAGGCAATACCTCAACTTTCATCGGCACGAATAGCCAACCAACAGCTACGAGTTCTATTCTGAAAAAGGACAATATCAACAATACGTTGAAACCTTATGCGGACCATAACGCTGAAATGTGGAAGTTTGTAGTTTCGATGTTTGGACAGTTTTACGATTCAGTTCTCGAATGCTCATACGAGTACAAAACGCAAAAGTTTGAGCCACTAACCAAGGAAGATGTCGCTATGGAACTTAGTGCGTTGATTGATGCCAAAGCTGATAAAGCATTGATAGCTGAAAAGCAACGAGAACTTGCTCGAATGACCTTTGAAGCTGATAGTGATTCATTGAAGCGGTACAATGCCAAGATTGTTACATTGCCTTTCATCGGAGAAACGAATATGCCAACAGTCCTTTCGAGTACCTTTGTAATGAAGAAAACGAAAGTAGCTTATCTGTACTTTGAAGATGTTTGGAAACAACTACTTGAAGAAACTCCCGAAATTGTCAATAAAGATGCTAAGGAGATTATGACTGCTTTTGATGCCAAGATTGATGAAATTATGACAGTCGTAGAGAAAGAAAACGAGATAGTTCTGCCAGCTTTGAATCGTAGCACATCGTTCAACAAACCGCAACCAACAAAATGAGCCGTAAAGAGATAGAAAAACGCATCAATGAAATCTTGAAACGACAAGAAAACTTCGCCTTGCTTCTTGAAGAACTGCAAGGCGTTTTTCTTGAAGAACTAATGTCAAGTTACGCATCGGTAGTGTTCAGTAATAGTGCGTATGAAACGTTCTTTATTGAGTTTAATCAAAAGTATCACATCGAAGTAGTTGCAACGCTTATGAATGACATTATCAGCGTTATAGAATCGAATGAAGCATACTTCAAAGAAGAACTTGGACTGGCTACCATTGAGCCAACTGTGAAAAATGCTATCTTGAAAGAGTTTGGTATTACCAGTGCGTATGATATGGGCGATGGATTCCTTAAAAACGTTTGGCAAAGTACAGGAGTAAAAGAATCGGTTCGGTCTTACCTCACTAAGACTGCACGAAATGAGTTACTCAATACTGCCAAAGAAGAACTAAGAACCTTTGTCAAAGGTAATGGCGAAACAATGGGAGTGTACGAAAGGTTTTATTATCGCTCGGAAGATTACAGCCCAATCTCAATATTTGATTCGTATCAAAAGGCTGATAGATTTGCTCAAAACACTTATGCTGAACAATTTGAGTTACAGGCATCTATTTACGTTGGTGGAACAATCGCAGGCACTCGACCTTTCTGTTTAGAACGTAATGGAAAAGTTTTCCTTAAAGATGAAATTCAGTCGTGGGAAAATCTTACCTTTGCAGGTAAACCAAAGAACGGTTATCAACCATTCGAGGATTTAGGCGGTTATCGTTGTAGGCATCATTTATCATGGATTAGCAATGCAACTGCTATGCGTTTAGACAAAACTATTAAAATCAACGATGAAAACAGACTTTACAGAGAAGTATAAATCAGTTGTTGTTATTTGTGGAAACGACACAAGAAGAACCCAGTTGCAGTTTATGATAGGCGAATTAGTTTATTTAACTACCGACCCCGAACAGTTGCAGCGATTTGTTACAGGCATAGTAATTCGACCGAATGATATAATTTATGAGTTGGCTTGTGGCAAAGACTTATCCAACCATTACGAGTTTGAAATGACAAAAGATAAAACAGTATTCTAAAACGAACAACTCACGTTCGGTTTCTTCTTAGAATCCGTCTTGATGTTTGTTTGTTTGTGAACATCAGAAACTATGCGAAAGATTTTTTGCATAGTTTTTTTTATTTTGTTGCGAAATGTTTTAACTTTACGGCAGTTTAAACAATCAAACAAACAAACAACTACAAAAATGGACAAACGCCCAACGCACGTTCTTTCTATTCCAAGAAACTTGACAGAAAGAGAAATTGTAAATCTTGCTAAACGTCAGCAAGAATGTGTTCGAGAAAAAGAGCAGCTTGAAAACTTGATGAAAACGGAGGTTCAGAAAATGAAAACCAAAATTGCCGACAAAGCCAATGAAGTTAAAACCCTCGGCAATCGCATTACCTCCGCTACTGATTACGTTGAGCATCTTTGCTACGTCATTAAAGACAGAGAGCAAATGAAAACTATCTACATTGCCGTTGAAACTGGCTTGATTATCAAAACGGAAGATTTCACACCTGCACAGGCTCACAGACAGATTACAATTCTTGAAGGGCATTTCATCGAAGAAAGCAAAGATAACTTAGAAGAAACGGCTTTTGATTTGTTCGACCAGTTCATAAAAAAGGACATCGAAGCAATGACCGCCAAAATTGAAAACTTCGATTATATGGAGTTTTTGTCGAGTTTAGCTGATAGTGAAGAGCATAAGTACAAGTATGTTGCCTTGACCATCGACAAAATGATTCAAGATGATGTATTTGATACCGATGGAGAGGTTTTTGAGTTTGACACCTACTACGACATCATTGAAGCGTTTTGGAAGTCATACAATCCATTTGAGGAACGAAACAATGAAGTTCCTCCACCAGTTGCACAGGCAAGCAATGAGGAAGTTATCACAGACCATCAAGCCCCGAAAGATTTGGGCGATATTCCTGCCAACAATGTAGAAGAATCGTTGAGTGAAGAGTTTCCAACTAATTTACCCGAAACTCCAAGCGAAACACCAACAAGCAAGAAAAAAGGTAAAAAAGACACAGAACAGTAATTATTCATCATAGGTAAGGTTTAAAAAGCAGAGCATTAGTTCTGCTTTTTTTGCACTATTTCAATAGAAAGTACCGCAAAAGCCGAGTATTATATCGAAAATCATTGAACTATTCTAATAATGAGATTTGTAACTATAAAATTAAACCCTATGGGAAAGCCAAGAATGACCCAAAGGGATAAATGGGATAAAAGAGATTGTGTTTTACGATACTATGAGTTTAAAGACGAATTAATTAGGCAATATGAAAAGCACAAGATTAATTTAAACGATGGAGTTTTAAGGGTTAGGTTTGTTCTGCCTTTTCCTAAAAGCTATAAAATAAAGAAAAGGGATTTATTAAGAGGAAAACCTCACCAAGAAAAACCCGACATTGACAACTTAGTAAAAGCAGTCCTTGATTCAGTATTGAAAGATGATAAAGCCGTTTGGAAGTGTGTAGCTGAAAAAGTATGGGGAGATACTGGTCTAATCATTTTCGCAATAGACGAGTAAAAATTTTTGGTAAATAAAAAGATTTGTATATTTGCACAGTTTCAAACCATAAACAAATAAATGTCATGCAGAAGCATTATAGAAACAAAAAAAACGGTGAAGTTAAAATGTTAAGCCCTCAAATCATCAAAGCATCGGGCGATGAAGAATTTTGGGAAGAATTGACAGCCGAAGAAATTGCATTGTTAGAGGGAAAAGTTACTGATGAACAGGAACAAACCGAAGCAGTAAATACGCAAGTTACAGCTACACCAGTTGTTAGCAAAGTTGTTGGAGGTGGTAGTAAAAAACCATCAGAACCTAAAAAGGACGAACCAAGCGATGATAAGCCAAACGACAACGGAGTAAATCCAAAGTCTGATGGAAAAGACGGAGAAAATTCTGATGAAATCATTGCTGTAACAGCCAACGAACTTAAAGAGCAATGAGCGAACAAATAATTAAATTCCCTTCTACCAATGGTGGAGGGGAATACCTTTTAACAGCAGAGCAAGCCGACTTACTAAGAAAGAACGGTTTACCTATTGGAGAACCAATAGAAGCTGTTGAAGTATCGAATCCTGCCCCAGTCGTTACAGGCGGAGCAAAAAGAAAACCAGTCGTTTCGGGAGAAGCAACTGAAACCACCACAGAGGAAGTATAGGGATATACTGACTTTTCACTTAAATTGGGCAATCCAGCCGTAAAGGAAAATGAACGAAGAACAAATCAAAGCCTTGCAAGCAGCTTTCGCACTTGCAGCAAAACAACTGGCACAAGCCACAGGGCTAACAGAAACGGAAGTTACTGCCATGCTCAATGAGAACAAAGAAACCGACTTGCAAGCAAAAGTTAATTCAAGACTTGCAACGCAGTTCAACGATGGAAAAGATACTGGACTAAAAGAGGGTTCGGCAAAAGTCAGAGGTCAGTTAGATGCTGCCTTGAAAAAGAAAAACATTACCGTAAACTTTGGCGAGTTTGGAGATGATTTTCTCGGTGGACTTGAAGCTGAATTTGCAAAACTCTTAAAAGTTGAGCCTAAGACTTCGGAAGAAGTTGCCAAGTTGAAATCACAGGTTGAAGAATTGAAAACAAACCTTGCCAATGCCGAAAACAAAGCTACGGTAGCTAAGACAGAAGCTGAAAAAGAGTTTGGTACTAAGTTGGATAAAAAGCTAAGACGTTTAGATGTTGAAAAACTATTGATTGCCCAGTTAGAAGAACACAAAGCGATTGTTCCTACTGATGCAGTTGTGGCTCAAAAGCGTTTAGATGCTTTTCTTCGTCAGTTAGACAATTACGATGATTTCGAGTATGATGAAGCATTGAAAGACTTCCGTCTTAAAAACGATAAAGGCGAGTTGTTTAGAGATACTTCTACTAATTTACCTTTGACATTGATAAAAAATGTAACCAAGGACTTAATTAGTACCTATTATGACATTTCAGAAGCTGACCCAAAAGGTGGTGGAAGTATTGACCCAGCCAAAGGTGGTGGAGGTGGACAATTTAACTTTCAACACTTCAAAGGCACTCCGCCAAAAGATAAGACCGAGTACGTAAAACTATTAGGTAATGAAGATTTAGGCACAGATGCCTTGACAGAGGTAAAAACTTACTTTAACACGGTAGTTGCACCTCAACCAAGTAATTAACTTTTCTTCGGGGTTTCGATTGCTCCGAAGATTTTAACTTTTAATTTTAAAATTTACAAGAATCATGTACGAGCAAATTGACGATGCCAAACTCCAAGAGTTAATTGTAGATGCCGAATCAGCATGGAAAAAAAGCCACGCAGTTCAAGATTTGAACAAAGTATATTCGGCAGGATTCCTTAGAGCATTAAGCGGTGTAAAAGCTGCTGAAATCACTAAGATGAAAGACCCAAATCGCACCCCTAAAATCAAAATGTGGTGGATTGAAGCGTGTGATGATGAAAACCATGTTGTAGTAACGAACAACGCTTGGGTACGAGGTATTCCTTGTTCTCATGGTGGTTTTGACATTTCGACCAACTCGGCAGAGTATGAGTTGAAAAAAGAGTTTAAGATTGAGTTTGTTGTGCCAACGACATTTCACGAATCTAAACTTACTCCCGAAATGGCTTTTGCTGCTGCTTACAACAAAGCTGTATTCCAACTGACAAGAGAAATTGACACCTACATTGGTTCTAAATTGTTCCAATGGGCAGGTATCAATAAGCACCAATTTGGTATTGGTAAAGCGGCAGGTGTTGCTCCAAACGCATGGAACTTGACCAAAGTACCATACTGGAATACTAACAGCACGGATTTTCCTGCTTACCTCGACCAGTTGGAAGATTACAACGGTTTTGCAGGTGGAATTATGATTGATGGCGGTATGCTTTCATTGAACACAAGAGAAGCACAAGGAGCAACCCTTGAAACCTACTCTTGGGGAGATAGAAGAGTTTACAAAGCCGTAAAATCTTTCAATACACTTGGTATGCAACCAACAGCCAACGGCTTGTATCACGGTTTGTATGTTTCGCCCGGTTCGGTTTGTATTGTAAATGATTACAACAATAAATCAGAATCGCCAGTAACCAAGAAAGGTTCGGGTTATGAGTTCATGCTTTCAAGTCGTAATTTGCCCGGCGGTTTCGTTGATGGCAATGGCGACCCAATCAAGATGGACTTGAAAGTAGAGCGTATCATGTCGCCACTCGAAGCATCGAAGTACCAAGGCTACGATGTTACTGGAAAATGTCAAGAACACGACTATTTCAGATTGTCGGTTTTCTTAGATATATTCTTAAATCCGAGAGCTTGCGGTCAAGAAATGACAACAGGTATTATTCACGTAGTTGCAGACAAAGCAGTTGCTCCCGAAGCATCGGCTGAACGTTGGAATAACACTTGGCAGGTTAATGCTTAAAGTTTTAGTGGTTAGGTTAAAATTGAATAGATGAAGCAAAAAGGTAAGACGTTTGTCTTGCCTTTTTTGTTTTACCAAACTAATAAGTAACTTTGAAAAAAAATCATACGATGGAAATAGAGAAAATACTCGGAGTAGATAAACCATTGATAGACTGCTTAAATTCTTTGGTTGGTATCAGTCGCTCAAATTGTAACCAGTGCTTACCATCTTACCCAGTCGATAAGGTTGCTGAAATTACTACCTCAACATTGGGTTTGTATGTTGATGAAGATGTTCAATTTAAGCCATGCCTTATGAATAACTTAGGTAATGACTGTAAAGCAGGTGGTGTGTGGGATAGATTTTTGTTAGCTAAACAATCGGCTATTGTCGATGTGATTTCAGACATAAAAAGTCTATACAGCGTTTCGCTTAGAAATAAGATTGACCGACCTCTAAATATAGGTCTGACTGATGTAAATTTAGGTATGCTAAGTTCATCATCAGCCAATGGTAAGAAAAGTTTTGAACTGCATTTAGGTAAATTAGGCGGTGGAATCATTCACTTTAAAACGATGGCATTTCTTGGAAAACTTGTAAATCCAACAGAACCTTACAGCGTTCTTGTAGAGTTCAAGTATAAAGACGAGCAAGATTCTTTCTTTGAAGCGAATTTCCCAGTAGTAAATACTTTCATGTACGGTAGATGGAATGCTGATGCCACATTTAGAGGTTTACCCGAAGATGGTTTCAAAGTTGCTACCGATGGCAGAGTTATTGAAGTTTACTACGAACTGGACACATCAAAGGTAATTCCTTATGACAATGTTTTACGTTGCAATGGTTGCCAAAATGCTTTGTCTGAACTCAAACCATTCTTTGCAGGTAATGAACTCCCAAGCGGTACAGGTAATGGCATTTGTTTAGGCACTCAATTCTACTGTAATTCTGATTATATCGCTTGTGCATTGGCACAGTCGAATGATGCTGCTAAAAGGCTCATAGGTCAAATGATAGTAGCAAGAACTATTCAATACTTCATTCAGCGAGAGAAGAACAGAAACACGCAAGGAACAACGATGGTAAACGTCTTAAAATCTCAATCAGATAGCACGTATTACGATGGTTTGATTAGTGGTTATTCAGCCGTTTACACAAATCGGTACAGTCAGTTTTCTAATGATTACGAACTAAAAAACCTTACCACTCCATGCTTTTCTTGTAGAAGCGGTACTGGTATTCAGATAAGAGGAATCTTACTTTAAAAAATGACCGTAAAGGACTTAAAAAATAGAGTTGATACAGTTATCAACGGTTTAGAAGAAAAAGCCTTAGAAATAGCCGCTATAATGGCTATTTCGGGGCTTTCTGTTGTTAAGAATCGTTCGATAAATGATGGAATCTTTATTGATGGAGAAGATGGTAATTTTGGACAGTATAGTACAGTAGAATTACCCAGTTTCTTTTTTATTGGAAAAGAACTAAATAAGGCAGGTACTGACTATCTAAAATCACATCAAACCGTTACGTGGTCAGACTTTAAAGAAGCACAAGGCAGAGGTAGTGAGAACGTAAATCTTTCTTACTCAAACCGTATGTGGACATCATTAGCGATTGTCAAACAAGGTGTTTTCGATGGCATTGCTAAAAGTGCTATTGGTACAACCGATGCAGAGGTAGAAAAATATTTACCCTACCTCGTAAAAAGATACGGCAACTTTATTACTCCAACTGATGCAGAAAAGGAAGAGTTGATAAAAGATGCTACCGAAGAGTTAATCAGACACATTAAATCTATCTTATTTCGATGATTAGAGATATAGCGAGAGTTTTCAGAAATAAACTCAACAATGATTTTTATTTACCCGATGGGCTTGGAGTTATCACACACTTAGCAGGATTGACAAGGGTAAAAGAAGTTTCAATCAGTCAAGGACAAATCAGAAAAGTACCTGTGCCAGTTGATTGTGATGAAGTAGAAGAAGAATTGTGTAACGACTGTGAGCCAATTTTCAAACTTGTACCCGACCAAACAAAACGGTGTATTGTCTATTTTGAGGGTACTGATGCAAAGTTAGTTCAGAGTATGCCCAACGTTTCAAAATATAGTTGTAATTTGGTGCTTATTTGTTGGTATAACTCACAAGGTTTTCAGCCAGTTGAAAATTTACACACTCGACTTTCGAGTTTGTTCATCAATAAGCTAAAAAGTATTCAGACACATAGCCAAGAGTTGAGCATTAAAGAGGTAGAGGTTATTAGTGTAAATGATAGTAACGGCAACATCTTTTCAAAGTACACTTATTCAGATTTTAGAAGTGCCTATTTAGGCTGTCCATTTGGTTCGTTTTCAATTAACTTTAAAATAAATTTTTCATCAAATGAAGTTCAAAGCTGTTTTTCGCCTATTGTTCCTGTCAATTTTGACGGGTGTTGTTGATGGATTCTTTTTGATGTATGGCATCGACCGAGATACGCCAAGCATCATTCAAGAATCTTTGTCAGTCGCTTGCGTTGGTTATGTATTTACGATTATTCTTATGGATTATGGAATGATTTTTCATTGGTATAAAAATCTACTCTACCATCTATGCGAGTATTTAGGAGGTTGCAACAAATACGAGTTTTATCTCAAATGGATTGGTAAACCACTTGGATTATGTGAAACCTGTTTTACTGGACAGTTAGCACTTTGGTATTACCTGCTTACTCGACACACTAACGTTTATACTTTCAACGACTTAATTAACTGGTTTCACAATTACAATTTTTTTGAGCATATCACGCTGATATGTCTTTCTATTTTATGGGTTAATCTTATCACAAACATTGAAGAAAAATGAAACAAACAAACAACATCAAATGTCAAGAAATACCGTTAGATGCAACGGAATTCACGAGTGAAGAAACTGGAATAAAGTACATCATCGAAACCAACCTATCAGAGTTACCATACGAGAGAGCCAAGCATATTGATAAGTACATGGCTTATTTTGTTTTCGGCACAACATGGGAGGTTATCGTTGAGCGATTAGTTAAGGCATTGGATTTGCTCGATGGAGAAACCAACAAAGAAAAGAATCAAGCAAGAACGCTAATCTCAAACTTGATTGATGGCATGACCAATGCAGATTTGAAATACGACCCTGCTTTTTGGATTTGCTCATTAGCGATGAATCGCTCAACTGAATCTTTTCGGGGAGATTGGGATAAGAACATTGCAAAGGAAAAAATTGAAGATTGGTCGAAAAACTTCAAGCAAGGTTTTTTTTTACACTTTGCAGCGAGTTGTGCGGTAACTTATCCGAACTTAAACAATATTACTTTCCTCGAATCTTTGATAGAGGGGAAAAGCACAAAAGAAGTCGCAGTAATGGCATCGAGAATGATGAACTTATTCTCACAAAATCAATAGAAGATGTTTTGTTAGAGCATGAAAAGCTACATTCAGACATTTGCTTTATACTTCAAGAAGTTGCACCCATAGGAGATTTATACAAATTATCTTGGGTGCAAGTTTTTAGTTTATACGAATCACAGTTAGAAAAAATCAAAAAGCAAGCAGAGATTGCTGATAAAATGAAGTTCAGAAATGGATAATAATGTACTGATAGAATTTGGGGCGAAATTATCGAACCTTATTGCCGAACTAAAACAGGTTTCGGGGCTTTTGGATAATGTCGATGAAAAAGAGGACAAACTCCAAAAGAAAGATACGTTTAAGGGTACTTCTGAAAGTGCTAAGGCTTATAATAGGGTTTTGCTCGATAATAGCAAAGTCTATCAGACGTTAGAAAATTCTGCCAAGTCTTATGAGAAAGAATTAGAGCGATTAAAAAAGATTCAATCAGACTTAATTAGACAAAAGGCACAATTCTCTAACAGTAAGGAATACGACCGCCTTACAGGGGATTTAACAGCCGTAAACGGACGTATTTCTGAAATATCATCAGCACTTCAAACATTCAATGGTGGGGTTAATAACTCCACCAGTTTGCTTTCAAGATTTGCAGGTTTCGCCAAAGGTGCTATTGGTGCAGTTGGTGCGTTGTTTATTGCTGATGCAGCCTTAGACATAGAGGGTCAAATATTTGATGTAACTGCCAAATATGAAGCGTATCGTGCCACACTCCAAAACGCTACGCAAGATGAAATTGCTACTGCCGAAGCGATGGAAATGGTTGCCAATGTTGCCATCAAGTCGAACTTTACCGTCGATGAACTTACTGGAAGCTACATAAAATTAGTTAATCGGGGTATCATTCCTACACGAGAAGAACTGATAAAACAGGGAGATATAGCAGCATCACAGGGCAAAGGTTTTGACCAACTAACGGAAGCTATACTTGATGCCATGACCAATGAGTATGAACGGCTCAAAGAATTTGGTATTAAGGCTCGAACCATTGGCGATACGGTTTCTTTCACGTTCAAAGGAATTACCAAGGAAGTTAAGAAAATGGACGAAGAGGGCATCAAGAACGCCATTCTTTCGTTTGGAGATTTGCAAGGTGTAGCAGGTGCAATGAGTGCAACCTCAACTACATTAAACGGTCAGTTATCGGCAATGTCTGACAACTGGGAGCAAATACTTAAAAACTTAGGAGAGGGTCAAAGTGGTATTTTCCATGCAACGGTTACGTTTTTGGCTGATATGGTTGGTTGGCTCAAAGAAGCTACTTCGATACCATTTGACAAGAAACTCCGTGATGAAAAAATAGAGTTAAATTCTTTGGTAAACTCCATCATTGCAAGCAATGAAAATTCAGCCGTTAGGAGCAAGTTAATGACTGAATTAATCAATAAGTACCCAAGTATTCTACGGTACATTGATGCAGAAAGTGCAAGTAATGGACAGTTGCTAAATGCCTTGAAATTGATAAACGCAGAGTATGAAAGAAAAATCAGATTAGCGGCTCGTAGCAAGTTAGCTGATAATGCTTTACAGAACGCTACCGATTCGCAGTTGAAAGTTGAAGAGGGTTTCAAGACTATCTTTGATGAAACTGGTGGAAAAGGAAGTAATAAGGCAGGGTTTGAGCGATTACTCAAACAACAGGGTCAGTCCTTAGATGGTTTCCTTACTGCTACTTCTAAAAAGCAGAGAGAAATATTATTAAAGGTTCAAGCCCAACTTGATAAAGACAACGGTATTTTCAGCAAGATAAATGCCACTCAATTTGGTAGAGCGTTCAAAGATTTGATTGAGGGATTAGATGAATCAGCCAAAGCACAAACCGAATACAATAAGGTGTTAGTTGATAATGAGAAAATCAATGACAATTTCGCTAAACAAGATAAAGCGAGAATTGATGCTGAACAGGCTAAAATTGATTACCTCAAAAAGAACAAAGCCATCAACGGAGAACTCTATTCAGAGATTAGAAACAATCTTGAATTGCAGTCTAAACAACTGGCATCGGAGATTAGTCAAACCTCCGCCACAAAACAAAATGCCGAAGTTCTTAAACAGAAAAATGCTCAACTCCAACAGTATAATAAAGAGTTGAAAGAAATGGCTAAAAATTCTGATAGTGGTGTATTACCCGAAAGTGTGCGTAAGAGAGCCATCAACGATATTGAAAAACCGTTGCAAGGCTACAAGAACAGTTTAGCAGGAGTTCCCGCAGTTCCCAAAGCAGACAAGCCAAACATTGCTACCACTCCAAACGCAGGTGCAAGTAATGCAGAAAAAGAGTTGCAGAGAGAACAGCAGCGTTTGCTAAAACTGCAAGAAGATTATAAAGAAAAGTTAGCAAGTTTGGAACTTGATTCTGAAAATGTACGCTTATCGTTACTGGACAAAAAGAGCCAAGAGTATATCGACAAAAAGAAAGAATACGACTTAAAACTGGTTGATGCAGAGCGTGAAAAGTTCAAAGAGTTGTATAATATTCAAGCAGGTCAAGTATTACAGAACGGCAAAGATGATAAAGGCAATCCCGAATTTAAGTTGTTTACTCGTAAAGAAGTATTAGTGAAATCGGGTAAATCAGAACTCGAAGCTGAACTGGAATTAGAAAAAGAGTTTGCTGAAAAAAGCGTTGAAGTTACTGAATTGCTCAACTTGAAAAAAGATGTAATAAGAAAAGGAGCAGATAAAGAAACTATCAACTTACAGCGAGAAACTGCTAAAATTCTGCTAAACCTGCAAGGTGAAAGCCTTAGCAAAGAGTTAGCACAACTTGAACAAAAGTATGCAGAATTGTACGAAGCCAATAAGTCCAACGGTGCAGTTTCGCAAGCATACTTTGAACAGTATCTAATCGACCGAGAAGGCTTGCGTAAAAAGTATGCAGACAACGAAATCGAAACTGAAAGAAAGCTGGCAGAGGATTCAGTTGATTTGCTCAAAAAAGACAAAGGAGAACGCCAAGAAGATTTTGAGAAAAGAGTAGCGAAAGCAAGGTTAGATGTCAAAATTGAGTTTGCACAAAAAGCCATCGAATCCGAAATTGCTTATCAGACTGCAATGCTTGAACTGGCTCGTATTGGTGGTCGAGAACTTACTGATGAAGAAAAGAAGAATTTCGATAATAGATTACAGTTGTTGAAAAATGCAAGTGCCAAAGCAAAAGGCGAACTTAATAATTTAAACGAAACTACATCGGAAAAATTCAAAGAGTACAGCAGTATTTGGGATTTGACATTTAAAACTCTTGGTGTAAAGTTTTCAGACAACCCCGAATTAAACGATGCTATTACTGGTAAGTTTACCAAAGCGATGGGAATGGTAGGCGATGGTTTAAAGCAAATGCTTGATGCTGAATCACAAGCGAGCAAAGATAGACTTGATTCTTATGAGGAAGATTTGAATAGAAAAAATGACCTCCTCAACCAAGAAATTGAAAAAGAGAAACAAGGACTTGCCAATTCTGCCAACGAGAAACGTGCCGAAGTTGAGAAAACCAAAAAGCTACGTGATGAAGAAAAAGAGCATTACAAAAAAGTGCAGAAAGAAAAAGCAGCTATTGAATCTTTGGAAATGGCGAGTGCAACCGCTTTAACTATTGTCAATATGATTGCATCGGCATCGCAAACCATTAAAGACTGGTCGAAAGTTCCTTTTGTTGGTGTTGCTATTGGTATCGCATCAGCCATCAGTTTGATTGCAACGTTTGCAAGTATCAGAGGTAAATTTAAAGCTGTAAATAGGCTTAGAAAGGGTAAACGATTAACCGCAGGTAGAAGCCATGAAAACGGAGGTATGGACGTTGTAGATTCTCAAACTGGCGAGCCATTATACAACATTGAAAAAAATGAGTGGTTAATGGGTTCAGAGCCATCGGAGAAACACAACGACCTTTTAGGACACATCAATAACGATAGCCTTAGAAGATTGCCATTTTCCGAGCAAAGAAAGTTGCTTGCTCCTTTGGGTGTAGTTATGCACAATAACGCTGTTACTCATACCGACAAAGCTATTCGTGAATCAAAGTATGTGATGGAAAGCAAAGAGCGTGTTTTAATGAATGATTACCACTATAAAAAACTCATTCTCACAATGGAAGCCGTGAAAGAAAATACCGAAATCTTAAAAGATGAAAAGTTAGAGTACATGGAAAATGGTAAATTTGCGAGAGTAAAACAAGGTAAAATTGTAGGAATCAAAGAAGAACCAAATTATTAAATTATGTCTTTTGAATCAGCTTTATTTATAAACGGTTTGAACGTAAAGGTTAGTCCAATAGGGCTAACCAATTTGCGTTTAGTGATAGAGAAAGAAACCGAAACATCTTTTTTTAGAAGAAAGATTAATGGAGATATTGAGTTTGGTAAATTAGACTGCAATATTCTACCCGAATTAGAAAAGGAATGTTGTAAAACGTTCCCATTTACAATTTATCGAACCTGTCAAGGAGAAAACACCGTATTTGTTACCGCAGAACTGCCCTCAAAAGCCTTTGATTGGAACAAAGTTAGTAACACGGTTAAAACTACCAAGATAGACATTGCAGATAGCTACAAAGGCGTTTTTCGCAACTGGGAAAAAAAGATAAATATGTGTACGATGCCTTTCAATCGAAAGTTGAAATACTGGTACAGAAAAACGAATAGTAGTGGCGAGATTGATAGCTACACTTACCCAACCATAACGAGCAATAGAGGTAGGCGTTTCGCTGATTGGGTTTTTTATTGCGTACAAAAGACTTTTGATGGAACTCCTTATAATTCCATCATTCCAAGTTCGATTTCGTTTATGAGCCAAATTATGGACTTAAACATAAATCCTTGTACTGGTCAGCAATCAATATTTACCCATGCAATGACTTTTCAAATCAGTGATTTTGTTGAGCCGCACTCTTCAAGCCCTGCCGATGGAACGTTAGCAGATGGTAGAATTAATGAAAGCATGGCAATTTCATTAAAAGACTTACTTTCGAGTTTAAAAATATTGTTTCGGTTAGATTGGTACATTGATTCTATCACAGGTAAATTTAGAATCGAACACGAATCATTTTTTGCAAATGGATATAGTTACTCAACTACCGAAAACAATATTGGCTTAGACTTAGACGAATCCAAGTATAGTCAAAATGTTGCAAGGATTTACGGAAGTTATAAGAATGATTCTGCCGAAATGTATGGTATTCAAGAACTTGAAATTAGCCAAAACAAGGCACTAAATTCTGATAAAGCAGCCATTTCAGATTCTACCGTAGTTGTTCCTACTGATGGAATGTTTAACTGGTTTAATACTTATCAGTTCAGTAAAATAGATGATTTCGAGTTAGGAAATGTCAAGTACGATAGTGAGTGTGCTATTCTTAATGACAAAGGAGAGTTACAAAAAAATACACTTCAAAACGATATGTTTGTTACATTTGTGAACGGTGTAGTAATGAATCCCGAAAATTTAGATAAAACCAAATGGGTTTTAATTGACTGCTACGAAGAACCTCAAATTGGAGAGATTGGAGTGTTACCCGAAAACCAAGCATATTTGATAAAAAAAGCAACGTGCGAAAGAAGTGCTTTGTCAAATGTTCTAAATGCTCGATTATCGGCAACCGCATTAATGAGAGATTTTCATAGGTGGGAACGTCCATTTGAAAGAGGTCTAATGAACTATTCAGATACTCCAAATGGAGAAAAAGGAAAAGGTATTTACAGAGAAATGTATTCAGTAAAAAAGACAAAGGTTCTTACTGAAAAAATAAATATCCCTTTTTGTTGTGATGATTCTTTTGATTTCAGAAAGTTGATTAAGTACAAAAACTTAAAAGCTGACCTAAAACGTGCAGAGTTCTTTTTTAGCAGCGAAACGATAGAACTTGAATTGGTTTTGCCAAGTAGTTGTGATTCTGATTTGAAGTTTCCAGTTGGAGGTTCAACAGGTTGCCAAGCACGAGGAACTTTCTTGTATGAAGAGGATTGTTACCAAGTTGTAAGTAGAAATGTTGATACTAGTAGCGGTTATGGTTGTGTTAGTTTCCCTGCTAACTGGTACGGAAAACGCAAATTTTATGCTGATGGAGAATGTGGCTCATATTATGAGGAAGTTTATTTAGAAGCTGATGAACCTCAAAATGATTGTTAATTATGAAAGATTTTTTAGTGTTGCCTTTTAAAAGCGATGTTAGCAAGTTGGAAATTTTCAATGCTGACAGGTATAATGATTTTCCGAAAGAAGAATTTAAGATTTATACCAAACAAGGCGAAATGTTGCCTTTTATCTGCCCCATCGAAAACATTGGTTGTGATGGAGCAATAGAAGTTTATACCATCATTGGCGAGTTTCTGTATAGAATAGAAAACGACCAATACAAGCATAAAATCATAAAGAATGGCAGTAAAAAATTCGTTATGTTTGAGGGTGGAACGCTACCATGTTTCTTACTTCCTCCGTGCAACTTAGGGTACTACCTAAAAATTGGTAATATGTATTCAGAAAGTTTCTATGTTTTCGAGGGTACTGGTTTTACTAAATTAGAAGTTGGTAACGCTACGAGTTTCAAAAACATACCTTACAACCTTGGATTCAAGCAATGGTTTTGGATTCAAGATGAACTTTATGAGCCGAACTATGAAACTTATAGAGTTGATTCAAAAGACGAAAAAGGTTATGAGTATTTAAAATACGGTCGATTGATTCCAAATTATACGATTTTTAGTTATGGTGTACCCACTCACATAAAGCGTTTTTTTCACAGTTTGGAAATGCTCGATACAATCAACCTTACCGATACAAGTGGTAAGGTTTTTACCGTTTTAAGCAATCAGACAAAAGTTAAATCTTCGGTACAGGATAATAGAGCCACTTTGTTTGATACTGAATTGTCGTTTGTTGGTTCAGAAAGTACAGAGCAAAGTTCTTGCGATAGTTCAGACTTTATTTTAGACACCACTTGCCCAGCGATTGTAGAGCCAACAATTAGACTTTGTGAGCCTATCACTCCGATTACAGATGTAGAAGTTGGTTGCTTGCCAAATCCTATTGATGATGTTGAAGTAGATTGTTGTGGCAGCAATAATGATATTGATTTTTTTGCAACAGTAACTTATGAAAGTATATGAATAAAGTTTTAATCAGAATCGGTAAAGGTTACAGAATCCAAGATTTTGTATATGGCTACTCCCTAACGAACAATGTTAGTACCGTCCAAAATTGGCAGGATAGCAACGTTTTGCGTGTTCAGAATGGTTCTTATTGGTTTTTTTGTAAGAACCATGACGGCACTATTTATTTTTCGTTCTTCAAGCAGGTTAATTGTGAAAACCAACCTTGCAGTATTCAGTTTGTAACTTTCAGCAAGAAAGGTACTTCAAACTGTACTATTACTGGGTTGAATCCTTATTATCCTATTACTGGTAATAGTTGTTTGATTACTGGTTTAAGTCCTTACGTTGTAAACGGTTTACAATCGTGTACAATTTCAGCACTCCTACCATACATCAAAACAGCAGATTCTCAGCCACAATCGTTCATTGGTGTAATTGGCTTAAACGTATAAAAGATGTCAGTAAAAACAACATTTTCAGCAACAGAGGTATGCGATAGCTACGGAGTAGCAGGTTCGCAAGTTACCCAAACATGGTACATTCCGCAGGGAGAAAGTATGCGTAATGGATTGGTAATTTACACCGATGCACCTATGACCCAAAAGCTACAAGCAAATAAGGTTTACGGAGCGAGTTACAACGGTGTTTCTTATAGTTTCTCAACAAACAGTAATAGTGAGGTAATTAACCTTGCTCAATGTGTATCTACACCACCAGTAGGTCAGCTTTCAGTTTTAAATCAGTTTGCTACTGGGTTAATTTCTGATAGTGGTTATCAATTCGATTTTCCAACGCAGGTAGATGGTAGCGGTAATGTTTGGAATAACCTCACTATTACAGTAGGTTCAAACAACAAGCTAACAGTTGTTGAGGATTTAAGGGGTTGGTATGGTTCGGGAAATCTTAGATACATAGTTGAAAGTTCAAACAATTTTCTTACGAAAGCACAGTTGGAAGCAATCGACTTTTCCAATCAGAAAGGCGAAGATGTGTTGATTTTGGCGGTAGATGCAAATACAATAAACAATGAACATACGCATTGTGGTTGGACTTTTGTTCACATCAAAGGTGATTCTTCAACGCCTGTACCCTCGTTTCTTGCAAGAAACCCAAATAAGCGTATGCCACAAATGGCTTACAGTTTTCCAAATGTAACCTTGCCAGCGAATAAACAAAACGTTATTTATTTTCGTCAGACAGATGATAGTGGAGCAAATGAAGTATCATCGGCTTTTCTTCAAAAAGGTTGGAGCATTGGCAAAGGTGGTACAGGTATGCACCAATTTGTAGGAATTTATGACGAATGGATTAGACAACAGGTAGGAAACCCAATACCGTACCATGTAACTATTCCGTCAGAAAACAAATACACCATACACGATATAGCGATAAAATCGGCTGAATGGCTTAGAAATAGTTCTATGAACACTATTTACAACGCCTTTACGGAAGTAATAAATGCAGGTAGCGGTAAGGGTTTTTTGTTTCTTGACTGGGAGTATATTGGTTTTGATATTTGGTCGCAAGATGTTGTAAATAAACTCACTACTTTGTTTCAGAAATTCTATGAAGCAAATCCAAATACTATGTTTACGTCCTATATTCATGCAAATCCGTTCTATGACATTACACAAGACCCGACGACCATTTCGGGAAGGGATTACCACAATGCAAAGTTTAACAAAACTTTGTCTCAACTTGCAGGTGGTTTCTTTGGACATACAGGCGAAATTTTGAATGTGAACACAGGAGCAGGTACAGGAGTGTATCAAATTATGGGTAAACACATGGCTTCATGGGTTGGAATATACAATTACACCATCAAGAAAACAGTATTGTATAATACTATCCAAGAATTTGAGTTAATGGCAAAATTTGAGATAGAAGCCGTTTCTCTAAATTGGAGCTTGACAGAAGGTTTAGGTGGTAGTGATTTTGATACATGGCCGAGGCGATTTAAAAAGTCAAATGGTCAAAGTTATTACCGCCAAACAAAACCGCCATGCCAACCATCGCACATGAGAAACATGACTATTTTATCAAATTTCTTTGGTAAAGGAACATGGTTTTGGGATGAGCCATTGCCGTTTATGGAAGGTTATGACTATTGGGGTTCAAATGCGAGAGACATTAACGACCAAGATTATTTAGGAGTTGATTTTGTTGCACCACATAGTTCAAGTATGCACTTTACAAGCATGATAGGCTATGATTATGCCACAAGAGGGCTTTATGAGTTGTCATTTAGTAGTGATATTATTGGAACTGGAATAAGTGGAATCATTCGACCAGAATTTTCAACTAATGGTGGAACGAGTTACTATACAGGTAACGACCTTTTGCCAGCATCGGCACAATACTTGCGTATTCCGATTGTAAGAATGAGAAAACACCCAACGCTCAACGAATGGGTATTAGTGGCAGTAACCATGTACCAAAATCACTGGGAAAATCAGACTTTGAAAGTAAAAATTGCTGATAAGACCATTGATGTAGTATTAAAAGGACTGCATTGTAATTTAAGTCGTATAAAATTAATTTAGTAACTATTAAACTTTCAATACAATGAATAATTTAGGTGTACCAAACAAGTCGCTGACTTGGACAAATAAAATAGGTATTAGTGAAAATATGGATGAAAGAGCAAGTATTTTGCTCGAACTCTATGTGAATGACACCCTTGTTAGAAGACAATGGAACAAAGATGGCGGAGTTCATGGCGACGATAACCATACAGGAAATGGAATCGTAGTTAATGTTGATGATATAATTGAATTTAGAATATACAATTTGTCATTAAATAGGTTGCCAATGCAAATAATCGTTATGAATGGCGATACAACAAATACAAACAATATCAATTCTTTTCCAACAGGAATGGTAGATGGTAATGGTTCGGTTGATGGAAGTAGCGTGAAATTGCATAAAACCTTGATAGGTGGACAAAAAACTATTATGAGATTTAAAGCCTCATCCGTTGCGAATAGTTGGTGGAAAATTAACTGTAATTGTGTTTTCTTAGAGTCAAATGGTAATATGACACCTGTAAACCCTAACAATGGAATAGATTATGGTGCAGATTTTTTTCAATTAGATTATTCGGGTGGTAACATTCGTTGGAATAATCCTACTATTTCGGCAGGAAACCAAATCGTGTTACCAAATACGGCTACATGGGCAACTGCAAATGGACAGGAAACTAACTATTGGTATAATTCGGGTTCAAATGCGTGTGCAAGTCCAACAGCGTTGAGCATAAGCCCAACAGGTACACTAAATAAGTTGGTTGGAGAATCTATTACATTAACAGCATCGGCAACAGGTACAGCTTTAAGGTATCAATGGATTAAGGACGGTTTTTTTGAAATTCCAAACGCTACAAATGCAACTTTGACCGTAAGCAATCTTACTACGACAAATGCAGGAACGTATAAGTGTCGAATTTACAATGATTGTGGAGGTGGTGTAGTATCACCAACAGCAGAAACCGCAGAGGTAACGGTAAATGTTACAAGTTCTTTGGATTGTTCGGCAGTTATCAATAAAAAGCTATTTTCTACATGGAATAATGCAAGCGATGGCTCAAATGGTGTTTTTGCAAATCAACCATTAGAAATACAGGCTACCATTTGCTGAAAATCTTAAAGCGAGACACAGATTTAACTCCACTTTGGTTTGAAGCGAGAGGTAGAAACTTGTTTATGCAGTTTCCGCTTGCAAGTGGCATTACTAATGCAATGGTAGATTGTTTAGTTGGTCAAGACGTTGGAATGGCTTTTGACACAACCTACGCTACGCCAGTAGGATATACAAAAGATGGAAATATTTACAAAAAAATATCTGTAAAAGCAGGAAAGCCAATTCCAAATGCTACAACTGGTACAGTAGGCGTTTTATTTAGCGGAGTTGCACCCGAAGCAGGAACTATCGAAATTTTCAATTCAAGCAATCAACTTGTAGCAACTGTTCAGACAGGAACAAGTTCGCCTTTTGCTTGGAGCTATACTCCAACAGTTGCAGGAACTTATTATGCGACTTTAGGAGTAAGTGGCAAAACAGTTTCTGACCATTCAGTAAATTGGACTGTAAATGCTACCACAGGCGGAACAACTAAAAATGT